TAGTATGTAAACCAAAACCAAAATAATAAAACCAAGTCCCATCCAATCGGGGTATGTATTTATTCTACCCAAAGTAATTGTTGTAGATTTGTCGTGGATCACTTAATCCCACCGAAGTATACGGGTGGTAATAGTTGTTCGATCCACGATAACAATACAATCTAAAATCGTCACCAACACTTTGATATATTTCTCGGAAGGAATACATGTAAGTGTCGCTTTCTTCAGCATACATGTAAATGACGACCCATCCAATTATTGGCGAAATATGAGACTTCAACGAATTTAAGTCAGCAAGAATTTCGTCATTATCGCGAGTCATCAATGTTGGACACATATGATAGATCGTATTGAAAGGCACAGTAATGTCTATATAACGATCGGTGCCAGTGATCGCATATGGCATTTCCATAGGGCCAGAAACTATGGTCGGTTGTAAACTGTCGAGTTGCAGTTGAACAGTAACAGGATGACCGTTTTTAACTAGCGGAACAGTTTGAATGCTCGCGCATTGTCCAAATTCGACAAAGTCACCGTTGATATCGACAGGAGTGTATTTAGGACCACAATAGACTTCGTTTGTCCAAAACACGCGTATGTCGTGGCGTGTGTCGTTTCCATAAAAGAGTCGATAAGACAAACTACCTGCCCATGCAGCATAGTTGTTGGCCAGTGGATGTAATGGTGTTATTGGTAAGTACACAATGCGAGAATCAAGACCGCGAGAAAATTTGGAAGATGTTATTGGAACCCGATAGTAACGCCGCATAAAATCAATAATATCAACATTATATGATGAAAATTTAGAGACTTTACTTGTTTGATACGGCTTGGGTTGTTCCAACTTTCCACTTGCAGTCAGTTTTCGTGTTTCGGGCACCTCACCAACAGTCTTGTCAGGTTCTCCTTCCATAACAGGATCAGCAGGTACAATTTCACCCATTTCGTCATCTTCTTCAGGTCGTGGTCGTGGACCTTCACCCTGCATTTCTTCATCATCAGCAGCAGCTTCATTAACGATGACGGGATTAATGTAACCGTTAATTCCAGCTGGTTCAAGATGGTTAGTACAGACAACTTGTGCAGTTCTACTTTCGTATAATTGCACATTGTGGAATGAAACAAACACGATAAGCTGGACGGACTGAGCAACGGTGTCAGGAGCACGCAGTTGATTTTGCACAGTGATCATCAAGCTACCGAGTGAGAAATCTTGTATCCGGTTTTTGGCATTAGGACCCATATAGGTAAACAACGACGGATTGGCTGAATTAAAATTCAAACACAATTTGTTGACGTCGTTGTCACCAGTGTATTCCAGAACTTCGTTGTAGAATATGTTGCGATTGTTTGTCACAACTTGGGTCTCGGGAGCACCATATCCAACAGTGGCAAGTAATCGACCATTGTGGAAAGACGTTCGTGCAACAACAAACTCGAACTGAATGTCAGCGCGCCAGAATCGATAATAATTTAGTATGCCCAATGGTGTGGACAACAAATATGGCAATTCAGCATTTTCTGGCTCAGCGAGTATCGAATTGAGAGGATACTTGACAAGCATAGTTCCGTTTATTGTTGATGTATTCCATTCGTAAGTGCCTAAATAGGTTTTCCTTGCTAAGAGACTTGATAATCTCGTCTCACAAGCGTCATGCATATCAATGTGACCAGTGTTCATTAAGTCAACGGCAAAGTCCATGCGGTGTGTTGGTCGCAAACCACGGTTGGTACTCATGGATGGATATTTCTGGTGTACTGGGACAGTACAACCAGTCAGTGGTGGATTGTCAAATGGTAAGCCACTTGCTTTTAAGGATATGTCAGTAGTGTTATCCGTTTTTGATGTGGCTGCCATATCACCTTCACGCAAGTTGAGAGGAGTGCTTCCAGCAATTGAAGATTGCGAATAAGTATTTTCAATATTGTAATTCGTTTCCTTCTTGTTGATGCTGTAAGAACTACCCTCAGCAATCATGTCCAAGTCCCCACTGAATGGTTCAAATTTAATTGATCGTCCAGGTTTGAACATAATTGGTTGATTGTTACGTGATGGGTTAGCCAAAGTCATTTCTTCGTCAGTAGCATTCCTCCATTCATGTACTTTTCCATTGATTGGTCCAGGAGGTCGAGGTATGGTGAATTTAGCCATTGGGAATTTGAAATAGACGTTGATTGAAATGTCAGATTCCGAAGACGATGCAGAAACATTAAGTGGTGATAACACTCTGATTGAAAAGTGTCCTAGAGATTCTTCTTCTAGACCACCAGCATAGGTGTTTAAAGCACCACGAAAATACCTAAAAGGCATCCGCAATGATCCAGTTGTGTTTCTGCAGGGACTCGCCATGAAATGGTTATAAGTCATCATGTCGCGGTGATTTATTGTAGTCCGATCAGTGAGTGGAATAAACATAACCACTATAAGTCCAGCGTGGAAAGGACTGCCAGCAATTTGTATGCCAATTTCTATATCGGTCGTGTAATAGATAAAGTTCTTAAATGGCATAAATTGGAGATTTTCAGTATTAATGAGGTCGAATATTCCAAATGGTACATCAACATCGAAAAGTATTGCGTCTTTCAAATCAGTGGTTGCCCACTTCACTTCCTTTGCAAATACAAATGAATTTGTACCAAATCCAATATCGAGTTCATCTTCCTCAAGTCCATGGCTGGCCTTGTCATGTCGTTTTGTACATAACATGTCACTTGTTCGGACATCAGAACTTGCGAATCCAGTCAATCCTTTAACACTGCTTCCAGTGCATCGCATCATAGGTCCTTCAGCCCAAAATGACAAACCACTTCCAGCAACTCTCATTGGTATTATTTGTCGCATTTCTTCGCGACTGGCATATTCAACCTTGGTCGATGGATGCAGACACAAGAATTCATTCAAAGCACGCATGATAATATTGTAGGTATCATCATCACGCATAGCCGCATAACCAAGACAAGTCTCAATTAATTGACATAACGTGAAGTCATTGTCGCGAGTCCAATGCAATATTTCCAGGATAGTTTCTGGTTTCATTATTCCAGTCCAACGATTTTGAATTAACTTCATTTCAGCACCAAGAAATGTAACATTCTCAAATCGGTCACGTTGGTAAGACAACGGTGTGGTTTTGTCAGCCGAGGTGTATTCTTGTCCGATGCTTTCAAGTATGGAAGAAACAGTTATTGGAGTAAAATGTTCGGCTCCAGTAACACCCAAGATATGATCATCACCTTGGTATGTAGCACGAACATGTTGATCAAAAATCATTCCAGGACAGATCTTCATGAATGCGTATCGCATGTACAAATCATTCACAATGCAATTAATGGCACTAGTGAAAAAGCAACCGCTCATATGATTTGCAACAGTCCTAAACTCGTATGGTCCGAGCACAGCCTTGGATTCGCATTCATGAGAATACAAGAATTCCAATAAGTAGTCTTGGTTCCAATCACACAGTTCGCCGATAATCTCGTACGCAGCACGTTGGAACTGTGGGTGACATCGTTTATCAAATCCTTTGTAATCGCCAGCTATGTAAGTCACATTTGGTCCATGCGAACTAAGATACGTTTGTATTGCATCCATGTCGTAAGAATATTGATTAAGACCAATTCCGAAAATAGTTCGTTCGAAATTATGACAAGCAGCTGACAAGAAGGCACCCCATTTCATTCTCATGAAAACCATCGCAATCATATCATTACAATAGATTACACGAGTTTGTCCTTTCGCGATCTTTTCAGATTTCAACAATTCGTCTTTCAAATAGCCAATGAATTTGTGGCGTCGTCCAATACGTTTGACAACATCAAGACTATGACGTTGCCATTCGATTTCAGTCTGATAATTGTTGACCATCTGTCGAAAATCTTCACTACAAGATCCGTTACCATTCTCGTCAAACCAGATATAATCTTTCTTATGGTTCTTGGTTAATTCCATAAGTGGGAAGCCAGGTCCAGTATTTACATTGACAGACTTGAGACAACCAGGTATTCCGAAACAAGCCTCTTCAAAAGTTAATTCACGTTTTCCAACAGGCCAAATGAGGTTCTTCTCAATATTGGCTTTACATGCAGCTTTGACGACGTGAATGTCCTCCAAATCGACCATTGGTTTTTCAACACTGAACATGTCAATCAACGAAACTTCAATCGGTTGGTTGCCGTTACACCTAGGATCACGCCAATTTAACGCAGCGCGGTCTTTCTTTGGGAAAGTTTCCATAC